TGAATCCTTCAATTTCTTGGATTACAACGTCCGGCGAATGGGCGAAGATGACAAGAGCGGCGGACATGTCCATATTATCGACAACAATAACGAACATTCAATGGAGGCGACGTTTCCGGATGGATCTTTTTTCCTCCGGGCACTTGCGGCAAATCCGGATACGCAGGACAGTTTGAACTGTAATCTCGCGATTTGCGATGAAATACACGCCTTTCGAACTCCGAAGCAGTATAACCTATTCAAGGAGGCCATGAAGGCGTACACCAACAAGTTGATGATTGGAATTTCGACAGCCGGGGACAACGCAAACGGCTTTCTGGGGCAGAGATTAAAGTATTGCCGCTCTATTCTGGATGGGACAATCAAGGACGAGCAGTATTTTGTATTTATGTGCTGCGCGAACCCGGACGAGAACGGCGAGTATGACTTTACGAACCCGCTCGTGCATGAGATGGCGAACCCGTCTTACGGAATCACGATTCGTCCGGCGGACATCTTAAACGACAGCTTACAGGCACGGGACGACCCGCAACAGCGGAAGGACTTCTTTGCGAAGTCGCTGAATGTGTTCACGAATGCGATTAAGGCATATTTCAATATTGCGGAATTTAAGGCATCGGACGAGCAATACGATTGGTCTCTCGATGAACTCGCAAAGCTCCCGATCAAGTGGTATGGCGGCGCGGATCTGTCGAAGATGCATGACCTTACAGCTGCAGCCCTCTATGGCGTATATGACGATGTGAACATCATCATCCCGCATGCCTTCTTTCCTGTCGTTGCGGCGCACGAAAAGGCTGAGAAGGATAATATCCCGCTTTTCGGATGGATGGACGACGGATGGCTGACGATGTGCAATACGCCTACGACAGAATACAGCGATGTAGTGCATTGGTTCGAGGACATGCGGAAGCGCGGTTTTAAGATTGCGCAGGTCGGACATGACCGGAAGTTCGGGCGGGAATACATCCGGCTGATGAAAAATGCCGGATTCAAGGTAATCGACCAGCCGCAGTACTACTACATGAAGTCGGAGGGCTTCCGGCACATCGAGAAGGCCGCCAAAGACGGAAAACTTTATTATTTGCACGCGGAACCTTACGAATACTGCGTGGAGAATGTTCGAGCCGTTGAGAAAACGGACGATATGGTGTTATACGAGAAGATACAGCAGACGTACCGAATAGACATATTCGACGCGTCTGTTTTTGCGTGTATCAGATATTTGGAGAATTTAGACAAGCAAAACAAAGGATCCTCGTGGTGGGGCGATAAGAAAGACAAGAACGGTAAGGACAGTGAATCATGAAGATTTTTGGCTATGAGATTACAAAGCAGAAAAAGCCTCGACAGAAGCGCGCGAACAATGACGCGACTATCTCGGATCTGATCCGCGTCCTGACCGGCGACGAATACAGCTCACTATGTTGCGCCGGGTATACGACGCTTGATCAGAACCCGGAAGTCCTGACGGCGTGCCGTAAGATCGCGGACCTGATCAGCTCCATGACGATCCATCTGATGAGCAACTCGGATAACGGCGACGTGCGGATCATCAACGAGTTATCTCGAAAATTGGACATCAGTCCGAACGACTACATGACCAGGAAGACCTTCATGGACATCATCGTCATGAACATGCTCCTTTACGGAAAGGGCAACAGTGTCGTCCGGGTACATACGCATGACGGCCTGCTCGGGGACCTGGAACCGATCAATCCGGCGCGAATCGGGTGGGCGACGCATGGATACGGGTACAGGATCCTGATCGACGGAGTGCCGTGCGATCCGAATGCAGATCTTCTTCACTTCGTGCTCAATCCGGATCCGGCTTATCCGTGGATGGGCCGCGGACTGACGTGCGCCATTAAAGACGTCGCGAACAACATCAAGCAGGCGCGGCGAACGGAAAAAGGCTTCATGGAGAGCAAGTGGAAACCTTCCGTCATCGTCAAGGTCGACGCATTGATCGAGGAGTTCGCCTCTCCGGAAGGCCGGAAGAAACTCCTTGAAAGCTATGTACAGTCCTCGGAAGTCGGAGATCCCTGGCTGATCCCCGCGGAACAGTTCCAGATAGAGCAGGTGAAGCCGCTTTCGCTTTCCGATCTTGCCATTAACGACACCGTGGAAATTGACAAGAGGACGATCGCGGCGATGCTGGGTGTTCCGGCTTTCGTGCTCGGGGTCGGCGAGTACAAGCAGGAAGAATGGAACAACTTCATCAACAACACGATCCGGCCGATCGCCAAAGAGATCGAGCAGGAGATGACGCGGAAGCTGATCCTGTCGCCGAAATGGTATTTGCAGTTCAATATCTGGTCTCTCATGAATTGGGATATCGAGACGATTGCGAACGTCTTCGGAGAGCTCCGGAAGCAGGGCGTTGTATCCGGGAACGAAGTCCGCGACCGCGTAGGCATGAGCCCGCGGGACGGTCTCGACGAGCTGGTCATGTTGGAGAACTACATCCCAACCGACAAGCTCGGCGACCAGAAGAAGCTCGTACAAGGAGGGAAGAGCGATGATGAATAGAGCTCTTATGCAGACTCGGACAATCCCGTCCGAGGTTCGAATCACGAATAACGGCGAAAAGCCCCGCATTGAGGGGTACTTCGCTGTTTTCAATAGCAACTACGAAATCGAAAAAGGCTATACCGAGTCCATAGCTCCGGGTGCGTTCTCCGACGAACTCCACGCGGATGTGCGGGCTTTGATCGACCATGAATCGCGACTTGTCCTCGGTCGTACGACCGCGGCAACGCTGGAACTCCGAGAAGATGGGCACGGACTGTGGGGTGGCATCGATGTCAATCCGAACGACACCGAAGCCATGAACCTGTACGCGCGCGTTCAGAGGGGAGACGTTTCGCAGTGCTCTATCGGCTTCCGCATCATTGATGAAGGAGTCGAAGAGCGAGAGGACGGAACGGTTCACTGGACTATCAAGAAGGTAAAGCTCTATGAGGTTTCCTGTTGCACATTCCCGGCATACGAAGAAACCGAGATTTCTGCAAGAAAAGCGGACATCGAAGAGATCGAGAAGCGCAAGACAGCGCTCTGGCGGGAAGAGGCAAAGAAAAGATTAAAAGGAGGTGCTTGATATGGCACTTAAGTCGCTGATGCTTCGAAAGAAGATTGAGGACAAAAAGAAGGAGCTCGAAGCAGTAAAGGCTGCCGGCGACTTCGAGACCCGCGAGGCAGAGCTTGAGAAGTCCATCGAGGAGGCAGAGACCGACGAGGAAAAGGATGCGGTCGACGCTGAGATCGACAAGCTCGAAGCGGAAAGGAAAGAAGCAGAAGAGAAGATCGAGGGGCTTGAGAGAGAGATCGAAGCACTCGATCAGGAGCTGGCCGCGATCGAAGAGGGCCAGAAAGAAACAAGAAAGGACGGTAAAGTCGAGATGAGCAAATTCGGCCGCGACTCTATGGAGTACAGGACAGCTTTCCGCGATTACTTCCAGACCGGGAAGGCAGACAGGGAGATCCTGCAGTTTGAGCAGAGATCAGGGGATGCAGTTAGCGCAGCGAGTGACCTCGGGGTCCTTCTGCCGGAGACGATCGTGCAGGAGATCATCAAGGGCGTCGGTGAGGTGCACGGCCAGCTGTATGACCGGGTAAAAAAGACCAACCTTAAGGGCGGCGTCAAGTATCCGATCGGATCCTTCAGCGCGACCTTTAACCGCATTACGGAGAGCACAAAGTCTGATCGTCAGGATCCGGGCGGCGTTACCGGGTATGTGTCCTTTGGCTACAAGATCGGCGAAATCCGTCTTGCCAGGACTCTTCTTCAGGCGGTGCTTTCCGTTCCGGTCTTCGAGCAGGAGTTTTCTAAGACCGTTGTTGAGGCATATGTCAAAGCGATGGGTATTGAGATCATGTCCGGTACAGAAGCAAATAACCAGTGCGTCGGCATCCTGACAGAAGCAGCGGCGCAGAATTCCCGCATCCCGGCAGGGAACATCATCGAGTTCACAGCAGATGAGGTGGCCGACTGGACGAAGTGGCAGGCGAAGCTCTTCGCAAAGATCCCGCTGGCTATGAGAGCCGAGAAGCCGGAATTTGCCATGACAGCGGCAACATATGAACCCGTGATCAAGACGCTCGCAGACAATCAGAAGCGTCCGGTCTATGCTGAGACCTTCAATCCGGTTGACGGCACAGAGCGCGCAACTTTCAAGGGCAAAGAGGTCGTGTTCGTCGAGAACGACAGCCTCAAGGATTTCGACACGGCGACAAACGGCCAGTTCTTCGCTATGTACTGGGTGCCGCAGAAGGCGTACGCGATCAACTCCAACCTCGAGTTCACGGTTGTCGATTATTTCGACCATGAGACAAACCAGTGGGTCAAGAAGGCGCTGGTCATCAATGACGGCAAAGTCCTTGACGGCGAGTACATCTACCTGCTGAAGAAGAAGGTCACTGCCTGATAAGGAGGTAGCCTATGAAGCTGAGAGTATGCGTTGAATTTGTCGACAGGCTCACAGATGAAACGTACCATATCGGAGACGTTATCGAGGTGAGCGAGTCGAGAGGGGCGGAGATTCTTGCGCATCCGCAGAAGCTGGTCGAAGCGGTCGAAGAACCCAAGACGCAGAAATCAGCCTCGCGCGGTCGAAAGCGGGGTGGTGTCAAGTGACACGCTCGGAGATCTTATCAATGACAAAGAGCAACCTGCAGATCGCAGGGAGCTCCTTTGATGACTATCTGGAATTCCTGATCGATGCGGCACAGAACGCGATCAAGGCAGAGGGCATCACGATTGATTTTGACGCGATCGACGACTGCAATC